AGGGATGCATACCTCCTAATGCACCAATACCGTAGCTAGCACCTCCAACAAGTGCAGCATCTTTCAGGGCTGTTTTAGTTGATTTTCCTCTAAGTTTTTGTACGCCAAATGTGGCTAATGCTAATGTAAATGGATCCATATACTATTTTCCTAATAATAAAGTATATTACCATTTTATTTACGTGCTATCAACTCATCGTAAAATTTGCCTTGATATTGATGCTCACCAACGTGTGCAATAGAATCGTTAATGTAAGCATGACATTTACCACCTAATTTTGTCCATAATTGACAAAAGGAAAAATCTTCACCTAGAAATATTTTTTCCACTGGATCATGTGTCGTATCGAAAAAATTCCACATATTAGGTTTATCTACATATTCACCATTTATAATTGTTTTTTGCACTATTTTTTTATCTGGATATTTTTCAATCATTTTTTCAATTACATTTCTTCTTATTAACATGCAGCCAGTTGGAGCATCTGTTACCTCCATTATTCCATTATCTACATTAATATTTTTATCATCTGGTACTTTCATGGGGTAAGTATGCAAAGCTCTTCTTATATCATCAGGTGTTTTTATTTTCCCTTGTTGCATTTTTCTAAATGCTTTATCCCACATTAAGGTTTTTAAAGGATAAGGCACACCAATAATATCTTTGTCTGCCTTAAGCATCGCAAATACAGATTTGGCTTGAAAATAAATATCTGAATCAATAAACAATAAATGAGTTGCTTTAGATCCCAAAAATCCTGAAACACATAAGTTTCTCCCTTGTGTTACCAAAGAAGATTTTACTAAATGAAAAGATACTTTTATTTTTTCGACAAAACACGCTTGTTGAAATTCTAATAAAGCCTGTGTGTAATGCATTGATACATCACTATGCACCGGTGAAGCTACAAACAGTTCATGAGGGGATTGCTCATTTTCTGGTTTAAATTCGGCATTGTCCGTTTTCCACATGGGTTTAATTTTTTTCCTAAAATCAACTACACGTGGCATTGGTTTAACATTAGCTTCTTTTAATGTTTGATAGGTATCTTCGTTAATGTAAGTTTTACTTTCGCTCATTTACTGCTCCTCTTAAAAAACTTTCCCATTCTTGACCTTTCTTTCCCCAATTGTAAAATCTTTTGTAAAATTCTTGTTGGTTTTCTAAATGATTTTGTATGTAGTCTTCATGTAAATAGTTAGCAGCTACTTGAATTGCTCCTGCAGTATCCAAAGCCATTTGTTCATAATTTTCTGTGTAGTTTATATAAACAGGCCATTCAGAACAAGTTTCATACAAAGCACCGTAATTATTTGTTATTACATGAACTCCTGAAGCTAATGCTTCCATAGCAGATACACAAGATGTTTCTTCAAACGTAGATGGATAAACATACAAATCATAGTCTGTCATATGGTCTAAAATATATTCGTTAGGTTTGTACCCGATATAATTTACATTTGGTAATTTTTCAGCTTGTTCGTATAATTCTTTAAATTGATGATCACTTTGTTTTTTAAAATCTTCTCCATAAACCTCACATGATGAATACACATCTAATGTAATATTAGATGTTTTTATTTCTTGCATTGCAAGCAGTAAGACATTTAAACCTCTCCATGGTGTATTATGATGAAGTATTTTTATGGGTTGTCCTTTTTTATAAATTTTTCTTTTAGGAAAATTAACAATTCCATTTTTAATAACCATTGATCTGTCAGTAGGTATATCAAAAAAATACCTAAATTTTTCATAGTTCCAATGTGAATTAAATACATACCAATCATATTCTTTGTGCCTTTCTTTATTATTAAAAAATTCCTGCAGATTTGGTTGATCGTATGAATTCTTTTGCCAAAGAATATTTACTTTGTTTGGATCTATTGGAACTTTACCAGGTACGGAGGTGCATATCTGAACTTGATCTAGTAATTCTTTTGGAACATGCTTATGAAGCATTTCCATTTGTAGCTCAGTGGCTCCTCTGGGTTGCATTATTTTTTGGTTTTAGCACCCATTGATACTCTTGTTACTCTAATTTCTAGATCTTGCCTAAAATCTTCTGTGGTTGTATCTGTATTTGGGTCTAACACATCAGCTTGAAATTCATCCTTATCGGCGTAGACTTTACCTGTTCTTTTATTTTTAATAATTTCTTTAGCCTCAGCTGGTATTTTTGGTATATCATTCATTGGTAAACCTTATGTTTCCTGCTATTGTTATTCTTTCTTTTTCTACACCAAAAAAAGGATAAACGCAATGCATTAATTCAGACGGAAAAATTAAACATTTACCCTCCCATGTTTTATCAACGTCTAAAATATTTGTAACATTTTCTCCATTACTAAAAGTAATAAATTCTATTTTACCGGTGCTATCTGCGTTCGAATCTTTTCCAGGAGATAATTGTTTTTGCATCTCAGAAGTATAAGGTATTTGTACAAAAATAATAAAAGACAAAAGACCATAATGAGCATGCACAGGATTAAATTCAGTTGTTTTTTGAAAATTCACCCACATATCATATAAACAAATTTTTTGTGGTTCAGGAATAAATTTTTTTTTCATTTTATTAAAATGATGATTAAAATAGTCAGTTTCAGACAAATGACTTAACATCCAAGGAGCAATTTTGGGAATGTGATTGTTAAATTTAAATTCGTTTCTTATATTACCTGCTAGATTTTTATTAGCTGGTTTTTCAAAATTTCTTATATTCTCTTTTATATATTTAAAAATTTCTTTTGGAACATCACATTTAAATAACATCAGACACGACCTTGGCCTTTATAACGTTGTTTTTTAGCTCTTCTTTTTTCATGTTTATTTTTATTTTTTTTATGAGCACCTGGTCCACGTTTTTTTGGTTTAGATCTTGGTATAAAATGTGTAAATTTTTGTTTAGCCATTCTCCTGAGATCTGTCTATTAAAGCATAGCTTATTGCACCTTGAATTGTATTGCTACCCGTAGCAGCTTGTACTGTGATTGCATCTCCTGCTTCTAAATTAATACCTTGTGGCGTAGCATTAACTTGTGACTTTGCAGCTAAATCATCTCTAAAAAATTCATACTCTGCGCTTGAATCAGATGAATCGACTAAATTCATATTTACCAAAACAGCTGATGAAGCATCATTGTTTGCGCAGTAAACACTTTTGACTATTACCGTTGCATCGTTTGGACATGTAAACACAGTAGTTTTATTTGTACTTGCTTGTTTAAAACCTTGATTTTTATATCTAATTGTCATGATAAAAACCAATTAAAAGTATCTTGTTCATTTTTTAATTCTTGTTGGTAAGACGTATTTAACTTATCTTTCATTGTCTGTAAAGACTGAGAAACTTGCCTTTGATTTTCCTCTGTATATGTTGGAGTGGGTTCAGGTATTTGTATATCAATTCTAGCCATAGGTCATCTTAACATTAATTTTTTAATGATACCACTCTTTGTATATGTAGGATCTATAAACTCAACACTTGGGTAAATATCAAATGCTATGGAAATTCTTTTGCTATCACTAATGTTTTTATCAGTGTAATGAGGAATATATGAAGGAAATAAAATTAATTTTCCAACCTCATTATCAAGACCTACTGCATTTTTTTTATTTAAAGAAGTATAATAAGTTTTAGTATTATTTTCAGTCGTAGATAAATGACCAGAAATAAACGATAGATGATAATCATCTATACATCTGTGTTGATGAATAGCTATTTGTTTGTTTTTATTTAATACATTATACCAACATTGAATGTAAACACTATCGTATTTAATTTTTTTATAGTTTAAAAAAGACTGTATATTATACACTATAAATTGTTCTAATTTTTGTATCTCACTGTGTTGCGAATTAAGTAAATTAAAATGTTTATATCTAGAAGTTACGCCACCCGCTCCAGTTCCTCCATCACCTAGTTCTGGTTTTTTTAGTAATTCTTTTTCAAATTCTATAAGAAATTTATTTAAAGAATTATAGTTGATTTTTTTATCTAAAGCTTGCCATATCCAAATATTATTATTTATGCCTAAAGGACTTGTTTTATTGTCGTATATATATTCGCTGTACATCTTTAAATAATTCTATTGCGTTAAGCCACCCAGTAATAATGAATTTTTCTTTTGTGTTACTAATTTGTCCTTTATGTGGATGAGTGAAACCTGCTGGCCATATCAACGTTAAGCCTTTTTTACAAGGTGTTGTTAAATTTTGATATGGAAAATGTGTGCCACCGTCTTCTACATCATTTAAATAGGTCATAAATACTAAGACCCGTGTAAAATCTTTTATTCTAAAAGTATTTTCAAAATGTATATTTTTAAATCCTTCGCCTTTTTTGTAACATTGAAAATTATAATTTTCACATATACCAAAATAATTATTAACATCTACAGATTCATATTTTTTTCTATACAAGTTTATGCATTTAGATAGTTCTTCTCTGTATAAATTAATTGGATATTCAAAATCATTAACGCCTATATAAAAATCTTTTGATTTTTTAAAATCTGGATCATACCCACTCATTAGTTTACCGTCTTCAAATTTGTCAAAATTTTCATCTTTAAATTTTAAAAGTATATTACAAACTTTTTCATCAATGAACCAACCACCAATCATTGAACTTTTATAAAAATCAAATTCTTTCATTTATTAACTTAAAGTTTCCACTGAGAACACAACGCTCCTTATCTTCATTTTGTAATACTTCATGAGGTATAAAAGCATCAAAAAAAACTATTTTATTTTTTTCTGGTTTTACAGCTTTTTCAAAATAATTACAATGAGGATAACCTGGATTATAGAACATGGTTTCAGAAGATTTTTCTGTGCAATTTATATACCAAATAAATGAAATATAAGTGTTGTTTTCGTGATGCACATGTAAAGGATGTCTAGAATTATTAGTATATTTTTGACACCAAATATTCATAAGACCCATTTTACTAAAATCTTTTCCTAATTCTTTTTTAAAAAAATTAATTATCCAATTTTTATAAGAATCAATAAATATTTTTTTTAAAGACTCATCTTCAAAAAAGAAACTAGAATACATCTCTTCTTTTTTAAAAAATAATTTATCTATTTTATTTAATATTTCCTGATTAGGTGTTAAAAAAGTTTCAGTAATATTACAAGTAATATTAGTTTTTTTTATATTCACTATCCTCGCATACCATCTGGTCTTACATCTGCTCTGAAAGTTCCATATCTCCAATTTTGGTCAGTAGACGTGTTAGCTATTTTTAAACTAGCAGCTCTACCTCTGGCACGAGTATCTACTTTGTTAGTAGTGCTTGTAATTGTGAATGGACCTAAAGGAGAGGAAGAAGCACTGTCCGTAGAATAGTTTCTAAGGTTTATTGTAACTTCAGCGTCTCCTGTTAATAATTTAAAATCAGGAATAAATCTTTTCATACTGATAAACATTTCTCCCTCCGATATATTAAAATCACCGGATTGTATGAAAGCAGGAATAGCAGTTTTTACTCCATTAAAGTCTAATTGATTATTTCCTACTTCATGAGCATAATAAGTAGTAGCACCGTTTACACTTGTAACACCTTGTATAATTGGAAAATTAGGTGTTGTTGAATCGTTAAACTGTGTGGCATAAGGATGATCATACAAAGTAGAATCGTGCCAACTTGTTCTATCAAGAGATCCAGTTGTCCAAACGTTCTCTGTGTAATTGTAAGTCACTACTCTATCTATATTTGTGGATCCGTTTTTAGGATAAAACCAACTTACTTCTTCATATAAATGATTTAATCCGGCGTAAATCTGTTCTCCTGAACGATAGTTTAATCCTAAATTATCTCCTTTACTTGTAAATACAAAATCTTCTACTAAACAAGGTAATGATTTTACAGTACCGTCATAAACAAAAAAACCACCTGCTTGACCCATCCACCATACAGCTCCGTTTACATACCTCAATGCATGTTGTCCTATTAAACCGCAATTACTTCCTACTTGTCTTATTGAAAACGTAAAAGGTGGGCCAACAAATTGCATTACATACGCAGACGTATCAGTAAGTATAAGAATATAATCTTTCGCTTTAGCTGCACCTATAATTTTAACACCAGAATCTAATCTAAAAGTTCCTGCTGTATTTATAGACGTTGGGGAATAAGTACCAATAGATTCTTGATCTGAAAACCTAATAAACATTTTGTCTTGTGTCCCGCTAGAACCTATCGTTGTTTCAGTTCCTAACAAAATTAAATGTCTATCCCTCTCTGAAACAATAGACATAACAGATGATGTAGGGGCTCCAGATACTACAGTTGCTCTTGTAGTTAAAGCATTAGGTTGTGCGTTTATTGAATCCCACTCAAATGTTTTTCCATTTTTAATTGTAGCAATTAACTTTTGACCAAAATGATCTAAAGACCATGAAGCGGGATCTAATATAACAGAGCTAGTTATAGATGCATTGCCCCAAGCTGTAAAAAATTCCACGGAAGATCCATCAGCATGTGCAGCTCTAGTGCCAGCTACGTTTCTTGTTATACCTGTTAAATCATTTCCAGAAATTCCTGTGTATGAAATAAATTCAGCATCAACTTTGATAGTGCCTGACGTTGGAAATCCTGTAACCCCAGATAGTGTTATGGAGGTTCCTGAGCCTCCAGTTCCATTATTATCGTCTTGTAGTGCACCATTGAGAGTGCTTACAACGCCACTTGCTCCTCCCCATGAAGATGTGCCCCATCCATAACCAGAGCTTTGATTAATAGGTCCTATTTTAACATACGGATTTATTGTGGCAGATCCACTTGCACTTACTGACGTTCCAGCATTTGATGCCATAGTAATAGTAAAACTATCTACCAATGCAGTCACTACTTGAAAAGTATTTGTTGTAAAATCTGATGCTACATATCCAGCTCCTGATGGAGGAGTAACTGAAGTAAATGTAAATAAATCACCGTCAGCTAATCCATGAGAAATTTTATTTACTGTTACTGTTGCTGATGCGTTAGTCGTAGTAAAAGTACACCCTGTTTTCGCTGTATCCAAAGGTGTAATATCGTAGAACCCACCTTCATAATAAATTAGTAAGACTTTATTAGTGCCTAATGCTGCATATTTTCTGCCATCTAAATCAGCCCAAACTAACTGTTCCCTTACAGCACCTACTAAAGTTTTATTTGTAATTTGACTCCAACCACCAATTTTTTCTGGTAAACCATATCTAAATCTAACAAAATCACCATCAGTCCATTGACCTTGAGCTCCTGTTGAAGTGACTTGTTTATTAAAACCTGGTGTTATCTGTACGTTTGTTAGAGGCATAGCATATTATACCTTCAACTAGTCTTTACTTCAACATTACCTTTTGTTTCTAATTTTGCTGATGCCTCATCTAAATTAGCTGTAAAATTCATCATTACATGCACCATAGTATTAACAACATGTTTAAATGCTGAACCCTGTAAATGTAATCTTTTAGTTTTTTGCATTGTTTTAATTTCCTCATCATTAAAAACAAAATCTGCACTACCATCAGGTTGTTGTATTATTTTCATTTTGAACTCCATATATTATTCGTTTATCTTTAGCATAATCTTTGTAAGAACCATTCTTATCAACATAGTGTAAAAATGCTTGAATATGATAGTCACCTACAAATTCGTTTCTCCAATGCTCTACATTAGTTCCCCAATATAATGCAGCATCCCCATTTTTTAAATTAATTGGCTCACCATTAATATATATTGGCCAATCAGTTCCGTCACTGTCTATCTGACAAGTAACACTTACTTCACAAGATGGTCTGTCTTTGTGTTTTTTTAAATCTGCTAATTTAGTGTAACATCTCCAAAAAGAGTAAGTTGGTATAAGTTCTAGATTTGATTCTTTTTCAACTTTATGTAGTTTTGTAATCATCAATGATTCCATTAAGTAGTCTGAATATTTACAAGTATCTCCATTTAAATTTTGTTCAAAATCAAAATCTTCAACATTATTCATATGAAACATTTTAGTATAATTTTTTAATAACTTTCTTTCTTCTTCAGTAAGAAAATTTTTAATTATTTTATATTTAAAATCTTTTTTTAAAGTGCCCATATTACTACTGAATATCTTATTCCTTTTTTTATTACATTAACTTTGTGTGGAAAAATAAAATTACTTGGCCAAATAATTAAACGTCCAGGTTTTGGATGGATGATAGTTTCCTCTTTCGTAAATTCATCAAAGAAACACAATTCTCCACCTTCATAATCATTATTAAGTGTAAGTATACCACTCATTGTTCTTGGTATTGTAGCATGATGATCAGTATGAAATTTGTAAAATCCCCCCTTTTCGTATTTTAAAATAGCAATATCTACAACTGATTTAAAATTAGCTTCTTTAAAAATTTCTCTATATTCATTAAATTTTTTTCTAAATACGCTTTCTATTAAATTAAACCAATGCGAATCCGACATTGTTTGATTATATTTATGTAAATGATAACTTTGAGTATTTCTTACAGCTTTAACTTTCTTATAGTCTTTACTGCCTATAGTCAAAGCTTGTTCAAAGTTTAACTGACACGAAAATTTTATTAATTGTGAAATTATAGTTACAGGCAAAACATTATCTACTACTTTTATGTAGTTTTTTATAGACATGCCTTTTTATATACTACTTTAGGGTAAACGTAAAATATGATAGGCAGTCATTCCAGAATCCCTAAGTAATTTTACCAATGAACCTGTTTTAGGATATCCTGTGGTAGGTATTGTAAAAGAATTTAAATCACTTCTAAAAGCAGACCATGTAGGGTCAGTATTATTTTGTAAATACTGATCTATTCTTTCTATGTAAGAGTCTACTGCATTTCTAAAACCAGCTTCATCTGTTAAAATACATATTCTTGGAGGCACTATGTCAGCGTTATCATCTGCAACAATTCCTGTAGTAGCTTCAGTTTCGGTTAAATTATTACTATCATCTAAAGTAAATCCATAAGACTCTTCCTCTGCTCTTGTAAATTGTGTATCTGTTACAATTTTTTCCACAGGGTTCATGTTTTGAATTAAAGGTAGGATTTTATTTTTCTCTGCATCATCTGCAGCGATTCTAAAAAGTGTTTTGTCTACAAAATAAAAGTATGCCATAATTAACTCTCAAAAATTGCAAGTTTACCTGGTTTTCCTGGTCGTCCTGTACTAGAACCTCTACCCGGTCCACCAAGTGCATTGTTGTTGATTATATAAGAAACTGTGCTTGTCCAAGTATCGTTAAAAGATGGGTTGAGGACTCCGTAAGTTTCAAGATTATTTTCATTAGGTCCTGCAGCCCAAGCACTAAGTGGAACAGTCATTGTATTGTAAGAGTCTGGACCTCTAGATCCTGGTTGACTAAAAGGTGTGAAATCAAATGTAGTGTTACTTGCATTTCCTTTACTGCCCGTTGTACTTTGTCTATTTCCTCCTGTACCTCCGTTTGCTTGGTAAGTTTGAATATTTGTACTTCCTCCAGAGCCCCCTTGAGAGCTATTGTTTTGTGCGCCACCGTTTCCACCAGCAGCTACTGAATATGGTTGTGAGTATGGTGCGGATATTGGAACATTATAAAAACCAAATCCGGCTCCTCCTCCACCTCTACCTGAAAAACCATCAGAGGATCCAGCTCCTCCTCCTCCGCCTCCTCCGATATACATACCTAGAGTAGTCGTTCCTGGTTTTGCAGTAAATGTTCCTGAACCAGGTCCATTTACATTTAAAGTAAGATCACTGAAATAAGCAGCTCCTGATGATCCACTTGATGCGGCTGTAATTCTTCCTTGTTGATCAACTGTAATATCAGCTGTTGTGTAAGTACCTGGGGTTACTGCGGTGTCAGCTAGTTTATCTGCAGTTACAGCATCATTTGCAATTTTTGCTGTCGTAACATTTGCATCTGTAATTGAAGCAGTCACTACAGCGTTTGCTGCAAGTTGATCTGCACCTACTGCATCATCAGCAATTTTAGCTTGAGTTACAGCGTCATCAGCAATTTGTGAAGTAGCTATAGTTCCTGTTACATTTGCAGCAGCAACAGTGCCACCTAAAGTATCTAATGAAATTTCGTTTAAATTAGTTCCATCTGAATAAGCTGCATAAATTTTTGCTTGGTCTAAAGTAAAACCTGTTCCTGATGCAGTTTTAATTGTAAGGTTTGTTGGATTTGTTAATCCTGTTGCATCGAAAATATAAAATTTTTCTATTGAATCTGGAATAGTACAAACTGTGCTTGCTGCTATTGTTGCAGTTGCAAATTTAATGACTAAATTTCTTGCGTTTGATAGTGCACCGTCAGACATTGCAAGAGCTAAAGTTGAACCACTTGAAAGTGTAACTTGTTCAAAA